TCGTTCTATTTATTGGGATTGTCTAAAGGCATTATTCTTAAATTTATCAAAAGGATTTAACTATGTTAAAACAAATGCAAACTTTAAAATCTAAAATTGTTTTAGGTGCTGGCTTGATTGCTTTATCAGGTGTCGCATCTGCCGAAGGTGTTTTGGGTAACGCAAATTTTGATAGTATCAAAACCGAAGTTGTTACCGCTGCCGCTGCTTTAGCTGTTGTTTATGTGGCTATTGCAGGTGCTAAAATCGCACTTGGCTTTATCAAACGCGCCTAATAAGCAAATTTGGAGGGGGAGGGTTAAACCTCCCTTTTTTTATATGCAAAACATTGATTTATATTATTTCTTATGGGGGCTTTTATGCGCTTGGGCGTTTATACTTGGCTTCAATCATTGATATTTGTTTTTTTATTTTTTTTATCTCCGCAATCACACGCTGTTTATGAAGCTAATGCGCTTTGGGGTCACATTGGAGGTTTTTTTGATCCTAACAATCCTGGCTCCCCGCCTGCTGACAATGGAGGTTTTGACACTTCAAAATGCAAAATAAATAGTACAGGTAAGGTATTAGGTATGAGGGAAACCGGTGATATAAAATCTAAAAAAGAGTTTGAACAAACATTTTATTTTGATAATGGTTTAGTTACTCGTTATGGCACTGATGTTGGCGCTTTTGTTTTATCGGCTAAGTGGGATTATGCAACAAAGTTAGATTTTAAAGCTCCTGAGCAGTACCGCAAACCTATATTAAATGCCCTTAAAAATGCTTTGGCTAGCGGTAATTGCGAATTAGTTGATTATTTTGCAAATATGCTATTAAACGGCAAGGAATATGAGGATAGTAACGGTCGTAAAAATTGGGGTTATTCCGACGACCAGGAACATGGTACTACTTGTGTTGTTGGCGAGAACGCAGATTCCGGTTCTTGTCGAAGAAAATATATGTATGAAGATAATGATGATGGGACTAAGCGCATTTGTTTAACTCCTTCGGGTTCTGGTGATTGTTCTGAAGATTTGTCATTGGATGATTTATCCAAAAAAACAAATAATGATTATAAAAATCAAGGTGGTAAAGGTTCTTCATCATCGGGTTTCGGTAATGGCAATGGTGTTGATGAAAAAAGAGGCGGTTCTAATAGCAGTAGCAATGGTACTGGCGCGGGTGATAAAGGAAATAATACAGGCAATAGTGATAAAACAGGTAAGGGTGATAAGGGTGGTGACGGTTCAGGTAATGGTACTGGCGCGGGTATTGGAGATAAAGAAGGTGATGGTGACAAAAAAGAAGGCGTTGAAATACATGAAGCACCAAAAATGGAAGATATTTTTTCAGGACTTAAAGAAAAAATTAAGGATAAATTGTTAAGGGATTTTGATATTTCTTCCGGTCAATGCCCAACCATGTCAATGTCTATTTTAGGTCATGCTCTAATTATAGATGCGCATTGCAAAATTTTAGAGTCTGTTAGAGATTTTATTGCGTCTTTGATGATGTTTTTATACACATTTGTAGCGATAAGAATAGTTTTAAGTGCTTAAGGATTAATTAAATGATTATTACAGTTCCCGTTTCGGTTGCCACGTTTCTTAAATTTGTATTTATCAAAGCTATTGTTGTTTTGATAATTTATATAGCGATTGAGTATGGCATATCTTATTTATTATCTTTGATTGATGGTCTTGATTACGATTTGAAATCTTATGCGGGTGATTTGGGTCAAGGTGTATCTTACATGTTGGATTATTTAAAATTTAAAGATGGTGTATCGCTTATTTTATCTGCTTATAGTGTACGCTTTTTGATTCGTCGTATTCCGTTTATTGGAGGTTAATATGATTTTTAGTTATTCAGGTAAGCCGGGCGGTGGTAAAACTTACGAAGCATTTAAAACGGCGGTATTGGCAAAATTAGCCGAGGGTCGTAATGTTGTAACTAATATTGTAGGTATTGATGAAGACACTATAACAGGCTATATCATTGATAAATTAGGCAAAGACCCTGAAAAAATTGGTAAATTAGTTTGCGTGAGTAATGAACAGGTTATTGCGGATGACTTTTTTTATTACATAGGTGCGCAAGATGGTGAAACAACAGTGCAACCGGGTGATGTGGTTGTAATTGATGAAGTTTGGCGTGTGTTTAAAGATGTAAAAAAAATCGGTGAACGCCGTGAATCATTTATTGCTGAACATCGCCATTTTGTAGGTGCTGATGGTAAACCTTGTGAATTACACGTTATAAATCAAGATGTTTCGGAAATTCCGAAATTTATCAAAAATCGCCTTGAAGCTTGTTATGAGATGACCAAATTAAGTGCGGTTGGTGCAAATAATCGTTACCGGGTTGATGTATTTAGCAGTCCTAAAATGTATAAGAAACAGCTTTTAGGCACGAGTTTTAGTAAGTACGAATCCGAAATTTATCAACTTTATAAATCGTTTGACGGCAATTTTAAAGACTTTGGAAAGTTAGATAATCGTACTAATGGTTTTCGTAGTCCTAAGTTTATAGGTTTATCTATTCTTCTTGTTTTAATTGTTGTTTTTAAGGGGCCTGATATTTTTAATTTTTTTACCCATGGAACTACAGATGCTGACATTATTGAGCAACAAAAGCAGGCTTTAGATGATTTTGAAGCGCTTGAAAGAGGGGAGCGAAAATCCGAATTAAAATCAGATAATAGAGATTTAAATAATAATATTGGTTCAGGTGTTAAATTAAGTCGTGATTTGTATTTATGTGGTAAGCATTTTAAAGGCGGCGTTGCTTATGCTGTTGTTTGTCAATATAAGGGTAATAAATCATATAAAACAGATAAGCCCATTGTATCTGATGACGGCTTACCTTATGTGATTATGAATAATTTAAAAATCATGGATTATTTTTCGCAAAATGAGAGTAAAAGTTTATTAAAGTGAGTAAGTTATGCGCATTTTATTTTTATTATTTTATTTGGTGTCTGGAACCGCTTTAGCAAATGTTTATAGTTTTAATAGTGCTAAATTGTCGCAAGTTGCTGAAACACTGGCAGATGATGAATTGATTAAGTCAAATTATTCGATTTCTTCTGATTTATTGGCTTTGGATAAAATGTTTTCATTTCGTATTGATACTTCCGGCAAAAATTTTGTTAAAGATTACAAGCGTATGCTTGCTGATAGTGGAGTAGTTTTGACGGTAGATAATGGGCTTTATCGCTATTCGCTAGCCAAGCAAGGAGAGGTTAAAAAAGTCCTTTACAAATACAAACCATTTTACCGAACACCTGAAGAATTAGCGGGTGCGGTAACAAATAAAGAAGCTGTATCTTATACTTCAGATTACATTTTTTACAATGATTTACCGGATGAAGTTAATAAGTTTAAAGCAATGATGGCTAATGCGGATATTCCGCGCAAATCTGTAGTTTTGCGAGGTTATCTCTACGCAACAACTAAAAGTAAGACAAGTGTTAATGCCCTTACAGGTTTGGTTAATTTGATGACGGGTAAGCTAAATTATAAATTCCAGGCTGATGTTAGCCAGGGGTATTTGAGTATATCAAGCAGCGCATTGACTGCACTTTTACCCTTGTTAGATAGCAGTAGTGAATATGTACAGTTATCCAGTCCTATTAGCAAGACGTTATCCGGCAAACAAGTAACGCTAAAAGTAGGTAGCAGTACGCCTGTTTTAAGCGGTACAACGGCAAGTGATGGCATAGTTACTCAAAATATCGAATACCGTGATAGTGGTCTTGTTTGGCAAATAACGCCCGTTGTTTTCGGCAATCAAGTTCAACTTGATTTTTATCAATCTGACAGCACGTTTAAAACGACCGAAACAGGCGTAAATAACACGCCAACACTAGATAATCGCAGCCTTACAACAACGGTTAATATTCGTTCCGGTGACGTTGTTATTCTTGCGGGTTACGGCCTGGAAGAAAAAACAAAAAAATCTGAGGGTTGGGGCTTTTTATCCGGCAAATCGGATAATATAAACCGTAGTGATTTTGTATTGCTTTTGAAAGCTGATATTGTGGAATGAAAGGCTTAAATATTGCGCGTTGGAGCGAGGGACGAGCCGACGACGCGCAATATGAAAGCCATTAAATCTAATTATTTTTGGCTTGCCAAAAATGGAAGGCAAAACCCGCGGATTTTGCCGGAAACAATGCTCGGAGTAATTCGGGCATTTTTATTTGTTGCGCGTGGTTAATTTAATCGTGTGATGAAAATGAATCGCTCCTGCAAATACCTAAAGCGGCCGTTAAATCTTCTCCGGCGTTTATGCGAAACGCGCCTTTAATTTATCTTTACTTATCATTATCCAGGCCTGTAACTTCATTTCTTAATTTGTTACATACCTTGCTAAAGCAAGTTTTTGTCTAGTTTTGCTAGTAAGAGTGACTTGTGCATAAGTCTGTGTTTTTATTAAATCGTAGTGTTTGTTTACTTTGTCACTAACTTCGCATAATGATTTTTCGGATTATGTTACAATTCGAAGCGCGGTAAAATCGCCAACGGCACCGCGCAAGAATTTACACATAATCCGCTGTTATGCGAAGTTAAAATATTGATTTTATGAGTGATATTACTTTAAAAGATATAACGCCGATTCATTTTCTGAATGCGGTTCGTCTCTTGAAGTCTGATGATTATCGGATTTACTGTACTTTGGATAGTGTTGAGATTCGATTTGCACATAAGCGTTTTTTAACTAGGCAGGAATCTGATGAAAGGTTTGATTTTTGCTATGCGCTGAAAATGTTTTTGGATGAATTGAAAAATTCGACTGTGCCGATTGATAAGGAGGATTTTTTGAAAGAGTATAGTCCTGCTTATCGTCATGGTAAACGTTATTTTAAGCGTTAATTTCTGCCTTTTAGTTTTCTCACTCCGTCTTGTTTTTTCTCTCCAATGCGTTCAATTTTTGCGTTTGATGGTCTTGCGTTAATGCTTTTCATGTATTTTTCCGGTTCTTCTTGTTGTTGAGTGACAAAAGAGGTCTTTTCGTATTTAAAAGGGCTGTATTATCTTATACCCTCGTAATATCCGGTGTTAAAAATGACTGAGATTAATACCAAAATGATTCTTTTCATGCCGCTAAAAATTGCTTAAAAAATGCTCGAAGAAGTTCGGGGGTTCTGTTACACCCGAACTTTGGTGCCAACTTTGGCACTTTTGCATTTATTTTTGTTGCTCTTCGTAGATTAAACTTTCTATACCGTCTTTAGTGTGTTTGTCTATTAAAATTTCTATTATTTTGCTCCAGTTTACTGGGCGTCCTATTCTGTTTCCGACTTCTAAAGCCGCTTTTTCTAATTTTAGCTTTCTATCCTCTCTTACGTTGTAAACGTACCTTTTCATTTCTTAACTCCTTTTTATGTTAAGTAGATCACATATTATATAGTTTTTTAATATTTTTGTTCATTAGTACTTGTGTTCATAAGTTAGAAGTGTAAAATTCATTTTAAATTAACTTATGTATTCATTTGTTCATTTATGGATTTTCATATTGATTGGCTAACAATAGAACAAGATTTTGGTTATCAGATTCCTGATAGCGTGATTAGTTCTATTTTTAATTTTGGCATGGTCGGAATCCATTTAGATACAGGTGAAATACAAGAGGGCGTGAGAACTCCGGTTTATAAACATAGAGGAAGTTATTGTGATGAAATCAATATCCGTGTATCTGGTTCCGTTGTTCGCGTTGACGGTAACCCTAGTCGTTGGGGTAAGGTTGAGAACTTACTTGGATTCTCTGACTTGGACGCTTGTGTTTGCTGTTTTAATAATATTCTTTTTAGTCTTGGATTGCCTACTTTTACGCGTTGCACGGAAATATTTCATTTACAAGGAAAAGACGGGGAAAAAGTAAAAAAATCATCTAATGGCGCAATCATAAAACGAATGGATATTACTACGAATAAATCAGTTGGCGCAGGAAATGAACGTACATTTATTAAAGCGTTATCTCAAATGCGTTACCGTAATTCAATTGGTAGGCTTCACACAAACGGTTTAACTGCCGATTGGCTATCTGATAAAGGTAACGCCAATTTAATCTATCCAAGTTGTTATATAAAGCATGAAGAAATGAAGCTTCATTCTTATGACAAGATAAAAAATAAATTCGGCATTGACTCTAAGGAATTTCAATACTATGACCGCGTTTTTAATTACTGCCGAGAAAATGGAGTAGTGCGGTTTGAACAGAAATTAAAATCACGTTACTTACAGAGAGAAAATTTATGTTACTGGGGGTTAAGTGATTTTTCTAAGCTTGAGAAATTACAAGAGGAGTTTTGCGGGATGTATAAAAAATTGAGTGTAAATAAGATTGAGTTAGAGACAATAGCAGAACAGTTAGTTTCTCAAGGTGTTGTAGATAGCATCAGACAAGCTAATACAACGGCTTTTTATGCTATTCAATGGTCATCTGGCCAAGATATGAATTCTTTGCCTGAGAGAACATTTAAAAGACATCGCGCAAGATTAAGAAAAATCGGCATTGATATAGCAAATCAATGTGACACTGAAAAATTCCAAGCTGTGCAAGTTATATCTTGTGAACAAATCATCGTTAGACCGTTTAGAGCGCCTGATTTTTATCAATATCCAAGCAATTTACGCTTTGTTGCTTGATTAACTAAGAGGAAATAAGAAATGCGTACAGGTTTTTATATTGTAGGTAAGTTATTAGGTCAAAAGGCTAGTTCTTTTACAAATCGTGATACTGGCGAAGTTAAAGAACGCCATACTTTAGGCATTCAATTACAGGAGCCTGATGGTTTTGGCGGTTACAACACATTAACTCAAGAATTAAAAATTGATGACCGTTCAGTAAATCAGGCTTTAACCGCTACCGTTGACCGTTTAAAGGGCAAGTCTGTAATGGTGCTTGTTTATCCGCGCGAATGGGCGATGGAAGGTGGTCGCAAGGGTATTACCTATAATTTTGATGAAAATTCAACGATTGAAGAGGTTAAACAGTAATGCGTGAATTTATGCAAATGGTTGGAGCAAGTTTTATCGGCTGTTCAACTGCTTTATTTATGCTTTATTTGGTTTTTTCTTATGTGTGACGGTTTTTGTGGTAATTCGGAATCGGAAAATACTACTGCGGTAGTATCTGTTCCGAGTACTCAAAATCAGGAGAGCTTACAGTTATCACCTGCTCAAGCTCTTCAAAACGAGGTGTTTTTAAGCGCCTTTTTCCTGCCTTTT